GGTCATCAACGATCCTCCAAGACTCCATAACTTCATCAGCGTGGACGAAGTGTGATTGGTCGCTATTAATAGCATCGTAAAGAAGCTTCTCGTAACCATCTATTGCTCTGTCCTGTGGATAGGAGTGGGTGAGTGTTGCCAACTCCAAGTCGTCATTGAGCCCAGGTGACTTAATATCCATACGGATATCGAGATGAGGATTAGGCTGTAGACGGATGACAATACGGTCGTTAATTTCTCCTTCATATAACTTTAGCGGTGGAGCTTTGAGTTTGATGACTACCTCTACACATTGGTATGGCAGTTTCTTACCTGTCATTACGTTAAAAGGAACTCCCGTCCAACGCCAGTTATCGACGAATAGAGTACCAGCAAAATAGGTAGGAGTACCACTGTGAGGATCAACCCCCTCTTCATTGCGGTAACCATCGTATTGCCCAAGAATAATGTTCTCAGACATTCTAGTAGCGGCGAGTACTTTTGTCTTCTCACGTCTTAATTCCCTAGCATTCATACGGCAAGGTGCATCCATTGCTACTAAAGCAAGGACTTGTAGGATGTGATTCTGGAGCATATCTCTAATTGCTCCAGCTCCTTCGTAGTATTGTGAACGACCTTCACAGGAAATAGTTTCAGTTGCAAAGATCTGAACTTCTTCTATGTACTGCCTGTTCCAAAGTGGTTCCAGTAAAATATTGCTAAAGCGGGTGGCAAGGATGTTATTAACAGTATCTTTACCGAGATAATGGTCAATGCGATAAACTTGTTTTTCGCGTAGATGTCGCTCCACCACAGACTGTAGATTACCAGCAGATTTAAGATCGTGCCCAAAGGGTTTCTCAATAACCACACGCGAGCTTTCTGCGTCATCTAAAAGTCCTCCTTGCTTGAGATTGATAATAGCTGACTCGTATCTTTCTGGTGGAACAGATAAGAAGTATGTTGTGTCGTCTGTGTCTGGAAGCTTCTGTAAGCTCTCCTGATTTGCTAAATCGCAAGAAACGTAGTCTAGGTGATGTAGAAACTCATCAGGATAATAACCAAGAGATTCTTTCCAAGCTGCTGTTCCAGGATCTCTCCTAGAAGCACCAGTAATTACAAATCCCTCTGGCAAAAGATCTTTCAGCCACAGTTTATAAAATGCGGGGATTAATTTCTTCTTGCAAAGGTCTCCCGTTGCACCGAAGATAACAATACCCCTAGTGAGCGGTTCCGTTGCCATCGTAGTCGTCCGAGTCGTAGTAGTCATTTTCACCTTTTCGTATCCCGAAATAGATCGTGGATAGTACAAAGGGTATTGCTCCCCAAAGAAGGACATCAGCGAACATCGTGTCCTCCAAACATTGCTCTCATACCATTCAAGACTTTGTTCGCGAAGCGTCCAAGTCTTCTGCTTTCAAATCTTGAGTAGAGAGCAGTAGTAATAACAGGGGCTGGAACACCGAGATCCACAGCACTGTGAACAGTCCAACGACCCTCACCACTGTCTGATACTCCTCCATCGAACTTGCTAAGCTCTCTATCGCTGCGTAGTACAGTAGCGGTAAGATCGAGTAACCAACTACCAACCACACTACCACGACGCCAAAGCTCAGCCACTTCAGAAACGTCAATATCATAGCAATAATCTGCTGGGCAATCCATTGGAGCAACTTCAGCATCACCTGCAGCAACGTATGCTGCGCCAGCATTTGCTTCATGCAGGATATTAAATCCTTCTGCATATGCTTGCATGATTCCATATTCAACTCCGTTATGGACCATCTTTACAAAGTGACCTGCTCCAGGTGGTCCACAATGTAACCAACCATGCTCGGCACTTGTCTCATGAGAGAGGGGGTCTGTACGAGAGGCAGATCCGATGCCTGGTGCGAGTGCCCTAAAGATAGGAGCGCAGACGGATACTGCAGTATTTGAACCACCAACCATAAGACAGTATCCACGCTCCAGACCATAAACTCCACCAGAAGTACCGCAGTCAAGATATTGGATGCCCATCTTAGCCAACCTTTCTGCTCTCCTGCGAGAATCCTTAAAGTTGCTATTGCCATGGTCAATAATAATATCCCCGTCGCCAAGTAATGGTAGTAACTCATTTAGTGTGTCCTCTACGGTTTCTGCGGGAATAACAAGTTGAAAGATACCAGGACCTCTCTGTTTAACTACTTGAACAAGGCTTTCCAGAGAAGTGGTATATCCACTGATATAACCCTTCTCATATTGTTCCTCAGCTTTCTTAGCATTTTTTCTGTAACCCCAAACTTCGATACCTTGTTTGATCATACGGCGGGACATACCCTCTCCCATACGACCAAGACCAATCATTCCTACTTTCATTTTACTCCCAATCTGATGCGGTCATTTTTTTAGTCTGAATGATGTTAACGATCTCTTGATAATCATTGAACATCTTGTCGCCTACCATAAATGCAATTTTTCTCTTCTCTAAGGCATCGAGAATGAGAGCATACTGGTAGTCGGTAAATTGATTCATTTTCCTTTGAGTAGTTTTTCAACTTGTTTACGAGCTGAATCTAATTTAGATTTCTCTCGTTCAGTGTGCTTATAACCGTGCTTGCCAGTTACAATAAAATGTCCCTGACATATCATAGTTATACCGAAAAAGAATAGGGCGATTGTCCCTATCCATTCTAAAGCGTGATGTTGAGCCACGGGAATAAAGGTGGTATTACTCCAATGAGTCGAAGCAGACCCTCAGCAAAAAGTGCAAGAACAACCCAACCAACACACATACTGATAATTGAAGCATTACGATTGTGCTTGCGTATGGCAGCATCAATCATCTCCTGTACTTCTTCTTTTGTGACGTGATTGGGTGGTTCGACACCCTTCCCCCAGTCTTTGAACATCAGATCATCTCCATAGCGTTGTGAAGTTCACGTGAGTGGTTAAGCTCGTCGTTAAGGATTTCCAGGATCTTTTCATCTGGTCCTTTTTCTGCAAGATACTTAGCGTAAGTTACAGCTGCGTGGATCTCTACTTCATACGACAAATGGTATGCAGCGCGAGGAGCCACCCAGTAATAAACCACATTGATCCAATAATAGATAAGGACGAGGTGTCGGGCGAAAGCGCGATCCACCCAATGAGCACTACCGCCCCTGCTCTCCATATATTCCAGATGTTCTGTTTCATTGAGAGACTGGGCGAAGTGTTCCTTCATTAAGTATAGGTGTTCTTCACCGCGCAAACCTAGAGATTCTCTTAAATGCAAGACACTCAGGAATGCAAAATAGGGTGCCCGAGCAATCTCCTCAAGCACCCAAAAGCGGGGATAGTCTCTTCCTCTATAGAGGAAGTCTATAATAGCGACGGTGATATCAAGAATCACCGTGTTAAAGTGTTTCATTCTACGTGAATAGTACCGATCATACCAGCCCCCTTATGAGGACCACACCAGTAAGTGTAGTCACCAGCTTCGGGGAATGCAACATCGAACTCTTCACCAGGCAACATTGCCAGAGCTTCGTGACTTAAGTCAGGACGATCCTCAACGACAACGTTATGAGGAGGGAGCATATTATTAATAAAATGCACCGACTCGCCAGCAGAGATAGTAACCTCTGCAGGATCAAACACAAGATTACCATTAGATCCCATTTGTACATCTACCGCCCACGCTGGTGCAGCAAGAAAAAGCGTAGCGAGGAATGCAAAAATGAACTTCATATAAGAGTAGCAACTACTCTATCTAGTAGCTGCTACTTATCTGTTAAGTTATGCAACGCCAATTTTGTTGATAAACACATAAACGGTGTACTCGTGTCCACCAGACGATGAAGCGACAGTAATTGGCAGTTCAGAAGATTCGTTTTCTGTTACTTGACCTTCAAAATCAATTTCGCCATTACCTGCCAAGTGCATTACAATAGTGGCAGCTCTACTGATATTAGTAAAAGAGTTATGCTCGTTAGAGTAAATTACTCTAGTGATTTCCATTTTTGTAGGAACCTGCGTTCTAATCTTCTCACCAGCTGACGCAGGGGATTGTCCAGAGTTGAATTCGGGTTGACCGATTTCTACCAGGACATCATATGAGAGATCGGCGTGAGCGATCGTCTCAGTTGCCGAACCGACAACCTTTACAACAGCTTTTGTCTGTGTATTTTTTAAAACGACCTTTGACATTGTAATTAAGTTTCTTTGTTATTATTTAGATCGGACCATTTGGTATGAGACCAGCATCCATCACGAACTCCAAAGGTACGTTTAGTGCTGAAAGCAAAACGCTCATTGATTTTTTTCAAACCTGCAGCTTCCAAATCCTTGAGGATTTCTTTAAAGGAGCGCATATTTATAACTAGATGTTCCTATAGGGTATTTATCACCTAAATATTTTGGGGTATTCTACTAAACCAATGCGCAAATTGTTACCCTTTGCAATGATACTGATGACCGCTTCAGCAGCAAATGCGGGCGGACTTGTTACTAAGCACGCATCCAGTGTTCAGTTAACTGTTGATGCTGCTCGTTCGACCGCTACAAGAATCGGTTCGAGCTTCAGTATTTCAGGTAGTAATATTGATACTACGGACGGATCAACTGCTGGTGCTGTATCTGCTGGTACTATCACCTCGGGTGTATACAACCCTGGTACTATTACTGCTACCCAAGATACTGCTGGTTCGGCATTTTCCTTCAGTCAATCTTACACTCAAGGTGATGCAATTCCAACCAGTGCAGCTACTGTAGGTGATATTCAGAACTTCGGTTCATTAACATCTTACACAGCTGGAACTGCTGGTTCATTGGCAGGTACTGTTACAAGCTCTGGCGCACTTACCGTGACGGCTGGTGGAGCTGGTACTAGCGCCGTGGGACAATTTGTCTCAGAGGTCACCGTCATTGACTGAGGAAGATGACAATGAATACTATGATTCGTTGGTCTGTCCTTGCTGTGGTGGGTGCAAGTGCCACACTTGTTCCTGCCCAGGCGGTCCCCGTGGTCCCGAACTTCACACAGGGCTCAATGACGAGCCACACAGAGACAACACA